TTGTGGTTAATTAAATACAACGTATTGATCATTATAATCAGAGTTTGTTGATGGATAGTACCAAACAACTTCAGTATATAAATTATTTAAACCTGCATAGACTTGCTGACCTTTTGTAGTATCTGCTTGATCGTAAACATAGTCTTCAACAGAACAAGGTAGTGATTTAACTGTACCATCAAACATAAAGAAACCATTAGAACTCATCCAAAAAGCAGCTCCATCTATTTCAACAGCTGCATTTTTACCAATCAATCCGCAGTTAGTACCAACTTGTTCAAATCCAAATGTAAAAGGTGCACCAATAAATTTCATTGCATACAAAGCATTATCAGTCCAAACAAGAATTGTTTCTTTTGCTTTTAAAGAACCCATGATCCGTGTTCCATCCTGCAATCTTTGTGTACCAGCAGTATTAGTTGCTGTTGGTGTGTATAAATTTATATTTTCTTGATCCGAGAACCTTATAAACATATCATCTTGTGTTGTTGTATCTCCAATAATTGTTTCAGTTCCAAGGTGAATTAAGTGACGTGTTGTAGGTGAAACTAATGTAACTCTTGTTGCTGTTGGATTGCTTGTAGTCTCAAATCCCGATGTAGTAGTAGATGCTCTTGTCGTTAATCTTGCAGCGATACCTGCATCCCAAGTAAACGTTTTTCCATTTGCAATCGTTGCAACTAATACTTGACCAAAATTACTTAATGACCACAAACCTGGTTCAAGACTAACATCTGATGCAGAAGCTGCTTCTCCCCAATTACCACTACCCCATGAATCAATACCCCAACCATAACCATAAGATTGTTCTGCTGGACCAACAGTTTCATAAGGTTTAACTTCTAAACTACCACCTGTTGAAACAGTTGCTGTTGCATTAGAACTTTGTGTGATTGTAAATACACTTGAACTTGTAATAGAAGTTACTTGAAATAATTTATCTTCAAAATCAGAATTTGAATAACCTGTACCTACGGGTAAAGTTACATTATCTAATAATACAATATCCCCTGCACTTAAACCATGATTAGATTTTGTAATAGAACAAATAGCAGAGTTGTTAGTTGTTGCAATTGTACAAGAAGATAGAGTAGTTGCTAAAGGTGTGATGTCATATAGTTGACCTTCAAAATATATAAGTAAAAATTTATCTGTGCCAATTGCAATGTATCTGTTTCCATCTAAGTCTACAAATGCAAACTGACGTCTTGCAACACCTACAATAGTATCTGTAATTAATGATGACCAACCACCTACTTTCTCTGGCAGTCCATATCTAAATCTAACATTGTCACAATCTACCCATCTGTTTTCTGCACCAGATTCAGTATCTTGCTTATCAATCCCTGGTAAGACTTTAAAATCAATTAGAGCCATGATCCATGCTCCTATATATTATCTTTGTAAATCCAGCCTCTAGTTGCATTAACATAGACTAAAGTAAATGCAGAACCATTAACACTCACTACTAAATCAGAAGCGCCACCTAAAATATTAGAACTGTTTCTACCGATTGTTAAATTGTTTGATGCAAATGCATTACCTGAATCTATAAAATGAACTTCATTACCAATTGCAGGTGAAGCTGGTAAGTTAATTGTAACTGGTGAACCAATACCACTTCCTGAAGTGTTTACTAAAATTTGATCACCATTAACTGCTGTGTAAGTAGCTGAAGGTGTATAGTATCCTTTAGTCTGTAGCTTACCGGTAATATTTGTTCCATCAGAATATAAAACTGTTGTTGATCCTACAGGTAAAGAAAGACCTGTTCCTGAAACTGTTTTAACTGTAAGTGTGTAATTAGATGCTGATCTTGCTGTTGCATCTTCTACAATAAAAACTCTTTCAGCTCCATCAGGCATAGTAACTGTTCTGTTAGCAGTTAAAGTTCCTGTTAATTTATAATATAAATTTTTACCGTTTGCTGTTGCGTGAGTTGCAAGAGATAAAGCAACATCTCCGGAACCTACTGCAAGGGATAAATAACCACTAGCTGCTTGTTCTAAAATCTGTAAGTTTGTATTAGTAATTGTACCCCATGTACCAGATTTTTCACCTGTTGTTATGAGTTCTAGTTTTAAATCTGTTGATGTACTTGATGCCATAATTCTCCTATGCGTCTGGGTCTATCGGTACCCAAACTTGATTTACTCCTGGTGGTATTTGGTTCCATGATATCACACTTACTGGGTTATTTGCAAGGTTTATTTGATTACCTGTTACAGGAACCGTTATAGGTAAAGCAATAGTAGTATTACCCACTGAAATATTTAACCTGTTTCCTGTTACCGCTACCGTGAAATCCTGTATGTAAGGACTTGAAAAAGGTGCTGCTGAAAATGAAGTTGATCCAAATAACATTACGGTGTCTGTATCCTTGTCCAAGTTTGTGAGACGCCTGGTACTACACGATCCCACTGTTTAACGTTAATACTAGTTGGAACAGCTATATCTAATTCTGATCCTGTAGGTAAAGCGGTCGCCGCAGCAGTGATTGTTACTGTTCCTGTTGCAAGATTAGATTGTTTTCCTGTAACACTAACCACTGCATTTGCTTTTGCAACTGCATTACCAATTGTTAAATTAGCTCTTGATCCAGTAACAGAGAAGTTTGCATCAGCAGAAATAGTTACATCTCCTGTACCAATATTTGCTTGTGATCCATCTGGTAAAACAACTGCCGCTGCAGTAGTTGTTACATTACCAAGAGATACATTTGCTCTGTTTCCAGTAACAGGAACTGTAATATTAACTTTACTCTCAGCATTACCAATTGATAAATTAACTCTTGATCCTGTAAGAGCCACTAATGCATTTGCAACAATAGTTGGGTTACCGGTTGTAATACTAATTTGATTGCCATCAACACTGACATTTGCATCAGCAGTAATAGTTACATTACCAACTGTGAAATTAACTCGTTGTCCTGTAACACCAACATTAGCATCAGCAGTGATACCAACTGTGCCTGTGTTTAAATTAAATCGATTACCGGTTAACGGAACATCTACATTGACTGCAATACCAACTGTACCTGTTGAGAGATTAAATCTGTTTCCTGTTACATTTGAATTAGCATCAGCTGTAACTCCAACCGTTCCTGTACTAGTATTAATTCTTGAACCATTGACCTCTACATATGCGTATGGAGGAATGCCTTGTGAAGCAAAGGCTGCTTCAGAGAAAGCCGTTGCACCGAAGTACATGGTCTATGCTCCTGATTTCGGATATTTATTTTTAGTAGCTGTTCGTTTAGCTTGTAATTCTGTAAGCGTATCACCACCATCTAATAGTGCGTGGATACAATCGTCTATTGATGGGTATTCAGCTTGTCTGTTTCTTTTCCATTCTTCAGCATCATACTCTGCTTGTACCTCTATCATTTTAGCTTCTATGTCAGCTACTGGTATAGGTGTTGTTCCATTGTGCCATTCTATTTCACAAGTGTTTATATCATCTCCTCTAACAGTAACTACTGCGTTAGGATTAATTTTTAAAATTGATTCTATAATCATCCAGCTATCTCCATTAATGTGATTGATGATGCAGTTCTTTGATATTGAACACTATCAGTATCTTGACCAGTTTTATTTATATAGACAGTTCCAGAACCAAGTCCTCTTACAGCAAATTGATATTTTACTATAACTGCTGATGTAGTATTTGGACTAAAAACTGTTTCTATAGTATTTGTTAAAAGTGTGTTTAAATCTGTAGATGCGTTTCCTCTACCAAATGATGTTAGTATTCTACTTCCAGCACTTGCACCTACAAAAAAAGGTGTTGTAGTACCTGATATAACATGAGCTAATCTTCCTACATGACATTGGTCTGCATTATTTCCAGAACCTCTGTTTACAGTACAGGTAACAAATATTTTACTTGAGGTTGAACTTGGAGTTAATGTAGCTGTTAATGAGCTGTCTGCAAAATTACCACCAGTAGAAAGTACTGTTGTTGATTCTGTTCCAGTAAATTCAGTATTCACAACTTGAATAACATTTCCTGCAGCCAAAACAGAATTTGGTATCGTCCCTGTTATTGCATTCGCTCCACCTAATCTTGTTATCGCCATAATTTATCCTATCAACGCGTTAATTTCTGCGTCGTCCAATC